TATAGGTAATATCGCCCACTTCAGTAATCACTGCATTCGGAATCACAATCCGCTTAACCGCATTGTTTAAAACCGTCTCAAACACTAACACATGCGGTTTAGCACTAGACGCATTCGCTTTAATCACAATACCCGTTTTAATCGTTCCACTGACATTCTCCGCTCCATAAATTTGTTTTAAGACTTCAATATTAGTGGTCTCAATCAAGGTGAAGCTGAACGTATCCGGTTTATCCGTTTGTGAGACTAACACAACGTCTCCACCCCATGCTTTAATCGTTTCAGACTCGGGAGAGTTGCTGTTAGTCAACCCATCTTCTGAAATATAGCCTAAATTCTTAAATTTTGCATCTAAGTTCGTTGTCGCATCATTTGGTAATGCTGTAGATAACGGTGCCACGAATGCAGCTCCACCCACTTTTGGCTTACCATAAGACACATTATTCACATCTGCCATCTAAATTTCCTCCTCATAATAATAAATATCATATATCGCTTGGTACCGGTAATCTTTCATCTCTTCATCTGTAAAATTATAATCACTATTCAACTGAACGCGACTAATATTGGGCAAGATAATGGCTTGTTCCACCGCTTGCTTCACGCGCTGGTTTAATCTCGCCGTCTCATACAACGTTGGCCCGTAGCTCTGAAAAGCGAACGTTGCATCATCTAAGTGATTAATCTTACTACTGCCCAACTTCTCAATCAGCACAAACTGCTCAGGCGCTTGGTTGGGATACGTAAAAAACACAGCAAGCTTTAGCATTTCTTCTAAGAATGTTTTCAACGTCAGTTCAATCATCCACCACCCGCTCCTCTCGTCGCTTTCAGCAAGGTATTATGCTTCAAGTTATCTCGCTTAGCTTGATAGGTCTCGGCATACACCATCGCATTGACACGATTACGCCCTTTATAAGAATCTTGCTCATAGCCAGCACCTGCTGTACGTTGGATTTTGGATGCATACTCCACCACCACGCCTTCCATCTCTGCTGAACGTAACAGTGACCGCACACCTTCTCTATTTAATTCCACTCTTACTTTACTCATTCAGTCGCTCCACCATCACTTTCTTATTCCATCTAAGCGGGATTAACTCTTCAATCCCTTCCAGTACTTCGCCAATTACGCGCCACTGTTTATCAAAGAACTCCACGGTCTGGTCTTCCCACTCATGTCGGTCACCTTTAGGAATAGCTAACTGATAGATCGCCCGCTTTCCCGTTAAATTTAATGCATTCACTCGCTCTTCCGTGGACACCGGAGCAACTAAGACATCGGCGACAGGAATACGTTTCGTTTCATACATTGGCTCACCAAAGGGATTCATCCCCGTCTGTGTCTTCTGATGCAAATAAACCGTTATACCTTTGATCCGTCTCATAAATCTCCTTCGCCCCCCATCTCTGCCGACGTAAGCCCAGCCGTGCAAGCTCTGTCCGCTTAATGAACAATCCCCCACCAGGTACTAAGAATGTCCCCGAGAAGGAATAACCAAGCGCCGACTCTGCACTTTGTGTCATCGGCTCTTGATCCGTTGCCGTCATAAGCGTACGGGCTACCACATCCACAATCACTGACTTTAACACTTGCTGGTAAGATGGTGCTTCGGCTAATTGATCCAGATCTTTCCCCACACGTTCCGCTTCAACACGTAATGAAGCCTCAACAATCGGAAGCAACTGCTCCGTTCGCTCCATCTCTTCATTGGTTAAACTCCGCCAGATCGCAATCACATCATCCACCGTTGCGTAAGTCATCATTACTCATCCTTTGCTTTGGCTTTTGATTTCCGTTTAGGCTTTGACTTCTCCTTAACTTCCTTCCAATCGCCACCAGATAATTGAGAGGCTATCTCTAAGATAGCCCCCGTTTTTTCATTCACATATTTTTTCATGATCGGTCAACTCCTTATTGTTTCACCACACGAACAAAGTTTTTCGGATCTAAGATACCCCAGCCCAAGTAAGCCTCTGCACGAATGTAGACTTGGTTGTACCCTTTCAAGTCTTTACCCGAGTTATCTGGGTCACCATATTTGATAATCTCCATTGGGATGTGTTTTGCATATCCCCATTTGAACATGTTTTGGAAGTCCCCTAAGATCACTTCATGGTTCCCGTGAGCAGATACCGTGTTGTTAATATCTAATTTCACGCCGTTAAGTGAACCCGGATTAGCTCCCCATTTCAGTTCAGGGTACATCTTTTGCCCTTTACCTTCTGCATCTACCGTCACTTTCGCTAACTTGCTAGAGAACGTCGGTGCCATTGCAATCCCGGACACCACACCTTCTGCACCTTGAACCACGGCTACCGCATCGTCGATTTTCTCATCCGGATTATCCCCATCAGAAAACTCCACCGTTTGCGTCACTTTATCCGTAAAGTTATTTTGGCCAATCACATCTGATTTAGTCTTTGTACGTGGGTTAATTCCGTGAAAGGCCATCAAGTCAATCCCTTTAGCCACCTTACGGGCAAATCCTTCGTTAAAGGACTTCAATACATCAATTTTTGCTTCTTCTGAGGCATAGAGAAACTCATCTGACACACGCGCACCGTATTCTACCTTGATAGGTAAGATAGTCAACGGCTCTAAGCTCATACCCCCGTGTGATTTCTTCCCATTCTCTGCTACAACGTCAATCTCAGAATCCAACGTGAACGTAAATTCTTTTTGGCCATTGAACGGAATCGGTTGTGATGACGACAGCACCGCAAGCGAGCTACGCCCCTTTACTTTATTAATTAAGTCAGTTACTAATTGTGGATCAAATAATGTTCCTCGTGATAATTGGTCTGGCATAATAATTACTCTCCTTCATTGTTTAATTGATTTAGCATATTTTGGTACACGGCATTCTCCCCGTTTGCCTCAGGGGATTCCGTATCTTTCAGCGGAGCAACCGGCTTCTGATGAATATATTCAGCCATTGCTTCTGCATCTTGTTTCAACTCTTCTTCGCTATCGCCCATTAAGCGACTGGCGAACGAATACGGAAGATTGTGTTCTAACGCAACTTTGGTCCGCAACTGCTGACGTTCATAGTCGGAGATTTGTGATGATAAAGACTCGTTTTTCTTTTGAGCTTCAGTAGCACTGGTTTCTGCAGCGCTCAACTCTTCTTGTAGTTGATTCACTTGCTTCTCTAACGTCTCTTTCTCTTCAACCTCTTGCTCTAGTTGCTTCAGTCGTTCTTCCCATTTCTCCTGCTCTCGCTTCAATCGACCTGCAATCGCTTGGTCGAATGCTTCCTGTGTCTCGATTACCTTAAATTCTTTGTCTGACATATTTTTTCTCCCTTTCTCCCAACTTAACCCGGTGGTATCGGTAATTTTTTGCATTAAAAAAGCACCCATTATCGAGTGCTGTTAATACCTAACTTGTTGTCTGCGCGTATGCTTATTCTCACTGCATAACCAATGAGCCAGCAACGCACTATCCATGAGTGCTATATCCATATCGTCATACTGTGACTCATAACCAAATCCCCCATTAGAACCAATCGCTCGCTTCTCACAGTTCGTTACCACCTGCGATAGCGAGGCCTGGTCCTTATGGCATAAGGTCTCTTGATAAATAGCTTGTTCCCATAAGAAATTGGCCTTAATAACTTCTTTAACAGTCGGTAATATCGGTTTCTTCAACCGAGCTTGTTTCATCTGCTCAGCAAGCGTATGTTGTCCACTCGCCCCATCCACCGCCACACGAGCAATATCAGCCTGACTGAGAAAATCAATAATCCAGTCATTCCCATTTCGCAACGTCTGACAGTCAATCGACTCAATGAATATCCGCTCACGGGTAGTCTTCACAGCAATACTCATCGCCACATTCTCACCATCTTTCCCGTACTTAATCCCGATATATAACGGACTCTTAAGCTTCGGCAAGCGGTCAACTTCCAACCGTTCCCACTCAACCGCTGAGATAGCAGACTTTTGATTATACTTAATCCATAAACCCAACCGCTGAATATTGAAGTCAATTTTATCACTACCAATTTCATCATAAATCGATCGTTCAGTAAAAATCGTCCCCAGCGACGGATTTGTCTGGTACCACAATTCTTCATCTTGTGGATCTGACTCTTTATCCACCGACCACTCCGCCCACATCGCGTTACGGTTTCCACCCTGTAAGGTCTTTTTACGGTAATTTACAAATACCGTCCCGCTTGAAATCGGCGTCGGTGGTGTCCCACAAAAAATTGTCTGTGGATTTTGACTATCCGTAACCACATACTTTAAAGCAGACTCCTGATCATCCGTGTACTCTTGGGCCTCATCAATCACCAGTAAGTCGAACCCTTCACCAAGTCCACCTGTAGAAGACCGTGTTCGAAACTCCACACGCCCCCCTGTATCCGGTAGCTCGATGCGTTCCCGACCAATCGCTCTGAGTGAATCATAATCCACATTCATCTTATCCAGCATCCGCAACAACCTCTCCCATGCTGCATGAGAAGTCGTTGTTCGGTGCGCCGTATGAAGAACCTGTTCACCTGAGAATAAGGCATATAGCTCACGCATCGCTACGACCTCATTCTTTCCATTACGACGAGGCAGAGAATAACCAATCTTCGTATGAGTCCATAAATCATCTTCATTCACAGCCAACATATGACTTAATAGCTTCTCTTGCCACTCCTGTGCCGTTCGTCCAGCTTGCTCATAATACGCAATCGCCTCATCCACCAACGTCACCGTATATGGCAAAATTACCGATTGAGTTGGGTTTTGATTGCCAATTTTCTTTGACATATCATCACCAATCCAATCTTTAATCTCAACAGTTTAACGACTTATTGAGGTCAAAAAAAGCACATAACACGATGGTTAAGTGCTTAGATTAATACATAATAAACGGATCATACTCAATTTCAATCGGTGTATCTGTCTCGATAGCTTCCTTGGCCATCCTAGCTAATTCTTCAGAACTTTTATTTTTAAGCTCCATTGATGGAAAATATTCGTTTTGATCTTTAAAATGTTCTTCATATGCTCCAAACCATTCCCATAATGTTTTTCCATAGTATTTATGAGTATTCATCAGTTACCCTCCTAAATCTATTAACATACCTTTGAATTTCTCATACGATTTTGGTAAGTACTTTTTAAACTTTTCTATTTCATCGGACTGTCTGACTTCCGCTGAAAACATCTCAGCAAATCCTTCTGAACCTAGACGGAAATTTCTAAATTGTTCTTTATCCTCATTACTCCACGTAATTCCTCGTTGTCTTGGTAATTTCCAATAAGCATCTCGATGTCCCATACGTACTCGTAATTTATTATTAGTTGCTCCACCATATAAGTCACTAATCGCAGCCATCGATTTTTCGTTTTCTTGTGTATCTTTCATCAGTTGCTGTTTCAACAAGGCCCGTTTCACCGCCACTCGTTTATCAGGTTGTGCTTTTATTTGTTCTTGCACTTCGTCATAGATACTCCGACCTAACTCCGTGCTATATTTAGCAAACCCATGTGTTCCTATCGCCCTAGATTTCAAGTAGTCTATTTGGTGACCAAACTCATGAAAAAATGTATTCCCGGGATCTTGATAATCGCTACCTTTAATGTCTTCGCCAATATTCATAAACACCCGATTTTTGCTTGGATGAAAGTGATCAGTCGCGCTATACCCTGTATTCTTATCTAACTCCAACTCATTCTGATATTTCCGCCAGACCTTCTGCACATCATCCGGTGCATTAGCAATCATCTCATCATAGAACTGCGCTTGGTCGGCCGTTAACTTATCCCGAATCTTCCGGCCAACCTTCGCTGTTTCTTTCGGTACCTGTTTGGATAGTTCGATCCGTGCTTGCTTCTCGTCATCACTCGGCGAACGGTCTTGTTTATTCCACACATTACTGATTTTCCCATCGCCCGGATCATACTCCGTTTTACACGTGCAATGATTATGACGCCGGTACACATCACGTGGAGCCGTCTTATAATCATACGTCCCTGCCAACGCCCGGCACCAATCACACGCCCCCGGATTCACATGACGAATAATCTTCGGTCTAAGCCCCGACT